TCCGTAAGGCGGCCCCCTTCCAGGCGGCCTATTGACCGTTGGAGGCCCTGTAAATATTCGTTGGTGTCGTTTCGTATCTTGATGATTTCCGTGATGATGTCTTTTTTGTCCTGGGCCTGCGTTTGTTCCAGCCTGTCAATGCGGCCATCAATGCCATTGATACGCTTGTGCAGCACTTTCACATTGTCCATTGTGGCGGCTTGACGGCTTTTCAAGATGGATACAGGCTGCTTTTCAATCTCGACGGATTGTGGTTTCCCCTGGGACTTTAGCCGCACCCACGCTTGCAAGGCGTTACCGACAACAGACGCGACGGTGACGGCCTGCCACAGGAATTCACTGTTTTCCATGTTGGGGCTAGTAGTTGGCAATGCCTACGGCAATGGCTCCGCACAGATTAGAGGCGTTTTCAAGGGCCGTTTCATAGTCGGCATCGTTGTCGATGAAAAACGGCTCTACAATGACGCAGGGAGCCACGGTTCCGCGTAGCTGTGCGCCGCCGCGCTCTGTCCCGGTAATGGGCTTGATGCCCCGGTCCGGCAATCCCAGGGCCTTGACCATCTGCGTCTGGATGCACTGGGCCAGACGCTTCCCGCGGGGGGACGCATGCCAGTACAGGGTTTCCGTGCCGCTGGCCGTCTTGTTGAAAGCATTGGCATGCAGGGCCACAATCACGTCGGCGTTGGCCTCATTACAAGCCCGCACGCAGGCAGTCATGCCCGTGCCTCCCCCTTCCGTTTCCCGGTTGACGATAACGGCCCCGTGGCCGTAACCGTTGAGATAGTTAACCAACAACTGGGCATACGACTTCCAAAAACGGTACTCGCTCATTCCGTAATGGCTATTTTCCGCGCCAGGCGCGGACGGGCAATGTCCGATGTCGATACATACTTTCATGATAGTTTTTCCTTTCTATACAGGTTCCGGGCGGGATGACCCC